GGTTTCTGGTATGGGTACTAAACAACAAAAAATTCTTGCTTATGCTTTCCGTGCCTATGAAGGTATTTATAACTCATTTATCCGTGACAACCGTAATAATCCCTATTATCTGAACGGACAAGTTCAGTATAATAAATGGATTCCTACGGATGAAGGTGGAGCTGATACTACTTTGTATGAATTAAAATATGCCAACTGGGAAAAGGATTTCTTAACAACTGCTGTTCAGTCTCCGCAACAAGGTAATGCTCCTCTAGTTGGTATTACTACTTATACACAAACCGTTCAGAATGAAGACGGTACACGTACTGAACTTATAAAAACTTCTCTTGTTGATGAAGACGGTAAAAAGTATGGACTTTCTTTTACACAATCTGATGAAGGTCTTGAAGGTGTTGAGTACGTAGAACTTGATAACGGTACGCAAGTACGTCAAGCCCGTTCATTGTATGACCTTGCAACATCAGGTATTTCTATTCCCGACCTCCGTATGGTTAATTGTTATCAAAAATTTCTTGAACTGAATATGCGTAAAGGCTATTCCTACAAGGATATTGTAGAAGGTCGATTTGATGTAAAGGTACGTTATGCTGATTTGCTTATGCCCGAATTTTTTGGCGGTGTCTCTCGTGATATTGACGTTAATAGTATTACTCAAACAGTAGACCAAAATGTACAAGGTCAAACAAGTGATTATGATAAGGCACTTGGTTCACAAGCTGGTCTTGCTGGTGTCCGTGGTGAAGCGAATGCAAATATAGAGTGCTTCTGTGATGAAGAATCTATAATAATGGGTCTTCTTATTGTCACTCCCCTACCCGTTTATACTCAATTGTTGCCGAAACACTTTACTTATCGCGGTCTTATGGAACATTATCAGCCTGAATTTAACTTGATTGGCTTTCAGCCTATTAAATATAATGAGGTATGTCCTATTCAGGCATATAATGATAATCCTGACTCTCTTACTGAAACCTTTGGTTACAATCGACCGTGGTATGAGTTTGCGCAAAAATATGATGTTGCGCATGGTTTGTTCCGTACAAGTTTGAGCAATTTCCTTATGCATCGTGTGTTTGACCAAAAACCGCAACTTGCTCAAAGCTTCTTGACTGTTGACCCTGAACAGGTTACTGATGTGTTTGCAGTTACTGAAACTACGGATAAGATTTACGGTCAAATTTGGTTGGACATTACTTGTAAACTGCCTATTGCCCGTGTTGCTATTCCTCGTTTGGATTAGTTTGTTTTATAGCGTACGCGCGTATTATACGCGTGTGCGTTATTATCCGAATGGTAAAAGCCTGCGTGGCGTTTGAACGTCGAGAGGTACAATTAGGTGCGCGTAGCACCTCTTAACGTCTAGTACCTTGATATCCGTCGACGGAACATCAGCACGCTAGGCGTGCGGTGCTATACCCCTAAAAATATTTATTTTAAATTTTATTGTTATGGCAAAAAGAATTTTGAAGGCTCAAATTAAGCCTGTTACCTGTAAACTTCAAACAGGTGTTGACTATGAGATTACTAAACCTAATCTTGCCCTTACTCCCCAAAATATCAAGGATTTGACAGATAGAGGCATTGCCGTTAATCTTCCGAATGAGAAACAGTTCCTTGAAGGTGATTCTATTTCCTCTGCTAAATCTTGGGACATTGAACCCGTATTTAAGCGTTCCGCTGATATGTGTGAACTTTGGGAACTTGAACAGGTTTCCAAAAATAAAGTGCTTAAGGCACATAAAATTGATAAACGTAAATTTGGATAATTATGCCACTTTCTATTTTTAGTTCTATTGCCGGTGCTGTTGCCGGCAATAAAAATATAGATAAACAGGTTTCTGCCCAAAAAGAGGAAAACCAAAAGAATCGTGATTGGAATTTGAACCTTGCCAAACTGCAAAATCAGTGGAATATTGACCAGTGGAATCGTGAAAACGCTTACAATAGTCCTGCTGCACAAATGGCACGTTTTAAAGATGCAGGTTTGAATCCTGACCTTGCGTACGGACAACAAAATTTGTCTGCTGCTTCTCCTGAAATGACTGCTGGAGAAGGTTCTCAACCTACTGATGTTTCTAACCTTGCTAATAAACGTACTATTGGCGATATTGTTTCACAGGCTGCTACTACCCGTTTGACGAATGCTCAAGCAAAATTAGCCGAAAGTCAAGCGAATAAAACTGATAAAGAAGCTATTGGACAAGATTACCAAAATGATATATTAAAGTCTGACGCTGCTTTTCGTGATGCTCTTAACTCTGGTACGGTTCAGTTGAATAATATGTCTTTGAAAGTATCTGAAAAAGGTATGCAATTGACTGATGAACAAATAGCGAAAGTTCGTAAAGAATGTCAGCAGATAGATCAGTTTATTGAACAATCTCGTGCTGCTGTTGATGAAATACGTCAAAAGATATCTAATCTTAAAACTGACCAAGCGATAGCGCGTTTGCGTTACATAATGGATGCTAAATTAAGTGAAGCAACTATAAAAAAGTTGGCTAGTGAGTGTAATCTTAATTATATTCAAGCCAAGAAAATTGTAGATTTATTGCCACATGAAATTGCAAATGTTCAAGCTGATACAAACACTAAAAACGCTAGTGCCTCCGCTTCCCGTGCTAGTGCTACTGTTGCTTTGGATTCTCTTTCTACTGCTGCTGTTACCCGCTCCCTTTTGAGTAGTCAAAATTTTGAATTAGATTTAAAAAATCAGTGGAATGCTGAGTATATGCAAAGTGTTAGAAATGAATTTGATTTTATTCGTACTATTCTTATCCGTGCAAATGGATATCTTAAGTAAATTAAGCGGGGCTGTTACCCCGCTTTTTACGATTTCTTCTAAAATCGTCTGCTATAACTTGATATATATAGAGCAACTGACACGCCTTTGTAAATGAGCGTTTTAAATCTAGCTTTCAGTTGCGAATTGCTCTAAGTATTCCTTCCGTGAATTTATGAAACAAATATATTGTGAGAATCCCGTTATTATTCGGAATGCTCAACTTAAGTATCTTCTTACTACATATAAAACTTACGTTACTCCTAACGGTGAAACTACTATTTCTAACTCGATTGCAGAGTATTATAAATACTCTTTTCCTAAATGGGAATTTAGTCCTTATCGTTTTGGTGTAACTTCTGATAATATAGATGATTATTACATAGTTAACAAACATACAGGTGAAACATTTCCTATGTTTATACTTGTCCCCTGTGGTAAATGTGAGCTTTGCCGTGATAAAAAATCCCGTGAATGGGCTTTTCGTGCTATCTGTGAAAATGCTACTTCTAGCTCTATACCTTATTTTCTTACGCTTACATACAATCCTAAACACTTGCCTAAATGTGGTATCTTTAAAGAAGAAATACAATTATTCCTTAAACGTCTACGTATAAAACTAGACCGTTTAAACATTTCTCATAATCTTCGTTATGTCGCTGTTGGTGAATATGGAAAAACTTCTAAACGTCCACATTATCATATGATACTTTGGAACTTCCCTAATGATTCCGAACATTTTCGTACTATTACTTCCGTTCTGCATTTTATAGAATCTTGTTGGACTTGCTTCACAGGTGAATATAATACTGACGGTTCTCCCGTTATGGAATCTCTTGGCTTTGCTTACTGTCTTCCTTGTAAACAAGGCGCTATCTCTTATGTTATGAAGTATATGAAAAAGCAATTTATTCCGCCTGCTGGTAAGAATCCTCTGTTTTTTCTTACTTCTCGCAAAAATGGTGGACTTGGCGCTGAATATGCTCGTAGATTCTTGGCACATTATCGTTCTCATCCTGATGATACAAAAATAACCGCTACTGACCCGTTTACGGGTTATACTCAAACTGTAACTATGCCTGTTTACTTTCGTCGTATCTATTTCCCTACTCTTTCCGTTGTATTACCTAAACAGATTCGTGATGCACATACTGAATTGTGTAACCTTATTTCTAAACGTAAATCTATTGTTGAGGTACTTGACCCTACATATAAATTTCATATCGAAGATAATGAAAAAATAATTTTAAAAAAGTATTGGTTTTTGCCTACTCAAATATGTATTAAATCTATGCCTAAGTATGTCGAATACTATCGTACTATGGATACTACTCGTTTACAAAATGAATATATAGATAACTGTCTTCGTGCTAATGAATTATGCCGTTACTTATACCTTGAGACTTATGATGAAAACTACTTAAAACAACGTCTTGAACTTGCAGAAAAAAGGCAGCAAAAAATGTCGTTATTATACGATTCCTTACCGCCTATGAATATTGAGGATATAAAATATAATCTAATATATCGTAGAAAGATTCAAGAAAATAAAGAAATTATTTAATCTTTTTTATGCTTAATTATTTGCACATACTGTTTATTATTCCACTGTTTAAAACACTAAAATTCTATTTCTTTTGATCATCCGTTCATAACAAGTAACGGCGTATCTGAATGAAAAATCATCTTACGAGCAATACTTGGATTGAATAATCGAGCGAATATATTTCTTTTGTATGAAGTCAATGCGATT